TGGACGCACGAATCAAAGCACTGAAAGGAAATTGACCATGGGCGAAGCCAATACCCGAGGCACAGCGCAGGAGCGCCGCGAGCAATCCCTTGAGCGCCAGCTTGACGAGGCCGAATGCCTTGTCTTCCTGAGCGTCAAGGACGGAAAGCTGCACGCCGGCTTCCTGCCGCGCGACGAGAACCCCGACCAAGACAGCCCCGCCATGATCTTCGCGGCTTTCCTGAGCGAGAACTTCAAGAACCTGGCCGGGCAGGCAATTGCGCTGCACGACCAGTACAAGCAGGCCCAGAACCCGGCCATCGTCACTGACGTGCCGGTGCGGAGCATCCTGGGCCCGGACGGGAACATCGCCCGCAGCGGGGATGACGTGCAGGTGGTGGTGCCGGACGGGACGGTGCTGCAGTGAAATTGCGCCGCGTCAAGCGGAAGGCGCAGACCAAGCAAGGCATTGGCCTGCGCTGGGGCAATGAGGCGTGGCGGTTCCAGCGCCACGTTCGGAATGGCCGCCTGCTTGTCAGTTCTTCATGGGCATCAGTTGACCCATGGGATGCGCTTTATCGAATTTCCGACGTGACCAAGCAGCTGTACAAGCAAATATAGAAAGAAAACCCCCATGGCAACAGTAACCGACCGCTACAGCACCGCAGTCCACAGCCGTAACTTGTCCGTGGACGAGAAAACCCGCATGAGCGACACCGACGTGTTATCCGCCATGGCCTGGGCCGACAGGACCCTGACCGACGGGCGGGACCGCCAAGGTAACCACCACGTCGAAGCCCCGCTGGCTGTGCCCCTGCAGCGCCTGTTCAGCGGCGACAACCGGGCGGCCCACGACATCGTGCTGATTCTGGCGGACATGGCCTGGCGCCAAGCCCGGGGGATGAAGGTCAAGATGGGCCGGATCCAAGCCCACGACCTGGCCTGCCAGTGTCTGGCCTGGCACCGCAACGGGACGTGCACCAACTGCGGTGGCCACGGCTACGACAAGATCCCGGGCACCACCACCCTGAGCAGCCATGAATGCGGGGTATGCCGCGGAACCGGCAAAATCCCTTTTGAGGACGCCATTGACCCAAAGGGAACGAACATTGGCCTGCGGGAGCTGGGCCGGTGGCTGTTGAACCAGATGGAGCGCGACATGGGCAGGGCAGCGCCTTTGGCTATGGCTGCGCTGGCGGAAAGGATGGAACTGTGACCGAATTGCAAAAGTCCGGTCCGTGGATTGAACTGCCGGGAATTGATTGGCTGACCGTGCCGCCGCGCGCCCAGCCCGACTACCCAGAAGTCACGGGGCGCGACATTGCCCGGCTCAAGGCTCAGGTTTGCCGCCGCGTACTGCCTCACGTTGATCTGCGGGAAATAGGGCACGACGGCATTGAGGTGCAGTTTATGGGCGACCGCCTTTACATGCGACTGCATGGCGATGCTGTGCGCTTCCAGGATGAACTGATCACAATGACAACGGAGGCCTCATGAAGTACAAGACCGCTGAACTTGAAGGCGACGCCCTCGACTACATGGTGCAATGCGCCCAGCGCGGGGAACAACCGCTTTGCAGCGTGGCTGAGTGGAAGGCCGGGAGCGACGACGGCAGGAGCCCGTCAACGATCAAGTTCAGCCGTGACGCGAAGCGGCATCGGCTGCAACGCATTGTTAGAACTCATGCACGAGGAACCTCCATGACCCCCTTCCGCCACAAAGGCTGCACCAGCCCCGCCATCACATACACCGGCGCCGAGCCGCTGCAAAGCAAACCCCCGATGCGCCGCACGGACTGGAAGCTGCCCGACGGCAGCCACCCGGAACCCGGCCTGATGCTGATCACCTGCCCAGACTGCGGCAAAACAATCCCGGTCAGCCCGACAGCATTGGAGGAACTACCACAAAACCCCTTGCACTCGGCTGAAAATAGGTAATAATTCGCGTGCTTACAAAGCTGGCGTAGTCAGCACTAACAAGAGAGCGCCGCCCCTTCGCGGGACAGGTGCCTCTGAATAGAGCAGCAGGGCGGCATGCCCTGGGCTGAAAGCGCAACACAGAGAACGCGCCAGCACTGGCCACCATAGGCGGATCGGCTCCCTTGCCAGCGGGAACCCGGGCCCCCGCCGACCACAAGACGCACTATCGCCTCAGATTAAAACGGCAACTCTGGAGCCGCTTACATCGGGCATAAACGCTGGTGAAATACCCCCGGATTGAGTAACCGGGACCAATTCAACAAGGCCGCCCCGAGCAATCCTGGTGGCTTTCCTTTTTCCCAAACCCGCAACCGTCTGAAGGACTCCCGCAACGGGACACCGGAGGCAACCGCGGCCCGCGCAGCGATGGGTAAATCGCAGCCACCGGATGGCCCCGGGCTCAAAAGCCCACGTCTCCCGGGACGCCCGGGGCCAAGCCGGACACCCAAGATCACCCCCCGAGCCAAAGGCCGAGCCTGAAGGCCGTCCGACCACGGGTAAATGGCCGGCAGCTTCACCCGTCTCGCGCCGGCCGGGCAATCAGGTAAGGCCGCGAAGGGCAGCGCCCCAGCGGGTTCGCCCGTAAGCCCCCATGGGGCACACCCCCAACCCAACCAAAGGAAACGCCATGCCCCCCAACAACATCGGCGGCGAAAGCCAGATGCAACCCCCTGCCCAAGCCACCGAAGGCATGGACACCGCCCCGGCAGAAGAAGCCGGCTACACCCTGTGCATCAACGTCAGCCCGGACGGCAAGCTGGCCTTCGGCGTGGAACGTGAAGGCATGGAGCCGACCTACAAGCCCGCGGAAAGCATCAAGGACGCTTTGACCATGGCCCTGGAAGCCTACAAGGCCGACGGCCAGGCAGGTGACGACGGCATGGCCGACCAGGAATTCTCGGCGGGGTACACCGACCGCATGCCGAAGTAGGTTAGCGGGCACTGATGTGGAAAAGCGGCAATCATTCTGCGCTGTTGGTGTTCCGGTCGATAGGCATGCCATACAACCGGAACGCGCAATGATCAATGCAGAGGCCGGGCGGCAGGTAAGAAAAAACCTTGAGGCCGCCTACCCCGGCTACACCCCTGAACAATCACGCGCTTATCGCGATCACGGGGAAGATGTGTGGTTTCACGAAAGCCGCATCATCCATGGGCGTGTGCTGGATTGACCATGGCGACCAGCAAGAAAAGCAAGGCGAAGGCCAAGCCGATCCGCAGCAGCAAAGAGGAAGCTGAGCACAAACGCAAGCTGTTTGTTGAGGCCTACATTGCCAACGGAGGCAACGCCACTCAGGCCGCTATTCAGGCGGGGTACAGCGAGAGGACGGCTTACTCTGCCGGCGCAAGATTGTTGAAGTCTGTTGAGGTTTCAACACAACTTGAACAACGCCGCACCGCCGTGCTATCAAAACTGGAGCTGACAACCGAGTCTGTGCTTCGTTCTCTGGCCCAGGCGGTGCACTTTGACCCGCGCAAACTGTACGACGAACATGGCAACCTGAAGCCTATCACCGAGTTGGACGACGACACCGCCATGGCCTTGTCCGGTGTTGAGGTGATGGAAGAATTCGCCGGTCGAGGCGAAAAGCGCGAACTTGTGGGCTACACCAAGAAAGTGAAGTGGCTGGACAAAAACGCGGCGCGCGACCAGGCCATGAAGCACTTGGGCATGTTCCGCGAGGACAACAACCAGCGCAACCCGCTGTCTGACCTGCCCCGGGACATGATCAAGGACTTGGTGGCCAAGCTGGGCGGGACGACGCCTTGAGCGACCTGTCCTGGGTTGACAAGCTGACCGAGAAAGAAAAAGCAGCCCTGCTGGCGCACGCCCAAGACGTGCTGGCCAAGACCCGACTGGAGGATTACCAGGCCTACCCCAAGCAGCGGGAATTCCACCGCGCCGGGGCAGACCTCAATGTCCGCGAGCGCCTGCTGATCGCCGGCAACCAGCTGGGCAAGACCTGGAGCGCCGGCTTCGAGCTGGCAATGCACCTGACTGGCCGCTACCCGAAATGGTGGGACGGCGCCTACTTTGACCACGGCATTGCAGCCTGGGCGGCCGGGGTGACCGGCGAAGTGACGCGGGATTCTGTGCAGCGCGTGCTGTGCGGCCGTATCAACGCCATCGGCACCGGGGCCATCCCGGCGGCAGCCATCAAGGACAAGGCCATGAAGCGCGGGGTGGCCGACGCCATCGACACGCTGATCATCCAGCACGGCGGCGGCGGGGACGTTCAGGCGCGGGAAAGCCTGCTGGGCTTCAAGAGCTACGACCAAGGCCGGGAGAAGTTCCAGGCCGAAACCCTCGATTACGTCTGGCTGGACGAAGAACCCCCGCTGGACATCTACACCGAGTCGCTGACCCGGACCAACGCCACGGGCGGCATTTTGGCGCTGACCTTCACGCCGCTGCAGGGCATGAGCGATGTGGTCAAGCGGTTCCTGATCGACAAGGTGGCCGGAACCCACGTCACCACGATGACGATCTACGACGCCCTGCACTACACCGCAGAGCAGCGCGAGGCCATCATCGCCAGCTACCCGGCCCACGAACGTGACGCCCGCTCCAAGGGCATCCCGACGCTGGGCTCTGGCCGGATCTTCCCAGTGGCCGAGGAAGTGCTGAAAGAACGGTCGTTTGGCCTGCCTGCCCACTGGCCGCGCATCTGCGGCATGGACTTCGGCTGGGACCACCCAACCGCTGCAGCTTGGCTGGCCTGGGACCGCGACACCGACACTGTGCACGTCTATGACGCCTATCGGGTGCGCGAGGCAACCCCGCTGGTGCATGCCGCGGCGATTCGGGCCAAAGGCGCATGGATACCGGTGGCCTGGCCGCATGACGGCCTGCAGCATGACAAGGGCTCAGGCGAGCAACTGGCCGAGCAGTACAAGAACCACGGGCTGCGGATGATCAAGGACCGCGCCACGTTTGAGGACGGAAGTAACGGCGTCGAGGCCGGGCTGATGGACATGCTGGACCGCATGCAGACAGGCCGCCTCAAGGTAGCCGCCCACCTCCAGGACTGGTGGGAGGAATTCAGGCTTTACCACCGCAAGGACGGCAAGGTCGTGAAAGAGAACGACGACCTCATGAGCGCCACCAGATACGCACTGATGATGCTGCGCCACGCCAAGGTGCCCGCAGTGACGACCGCCCCCCGAATCCCCACCTTCAATTCCACAGACCCCAGCACCGGAATGCTGGGCTGACCCACAAGGAGCACCGCTATGACCGGACAAGTAATCGAGGTAGGCGAAGCGCTGAACATCACAGCGACAAACTCCACGCTCAAGGACGTGATGCTCATGGGCCTGTTTGTGAGCCAGAACAGCACCGGCACCATCAAGGTGGCCGACGCAGTGAAGACCATCGCCAACACGTTCACACCCCTGCCGGGAACGTACTACCCGCTGCCGTGCCGGACTTCTGGCGCGACGACGGTGACGATCACCGGCACGATGGACGTTACGGTTTTCTACCGCAACTGAGATGCTGCTGACCTGGGCGTCACCACCAACGAGGCCCCGCTGTACGTTCGTCCAAACCTGACTGGAGCACAAACATGACCTTGCAAGCCACCGAAACCCTGCAGAACGGCCCGTTTCAGGCCATCTTCAACAGCTCCGGCAATTTCGTCGGCTTCCTGAACCCGCGCGCAAACGGCCTGGATCTGCGTATCGGCGGGGATCAGCCCGGCCCGGCGACGTTCACAACGCTGACGGTGAGCGGCCAATCCAGCTTCGCAGCCGGCACCGCCGCTGCGCCTTCAGTAAAGGTGGGCGCAGAGCAAAACGGGCTGTACAGCTCGGCGGCCAATACGCTGGATGTGACGCTCGGCGGGGTGAGGCAGTTTCAGTTTGCGCACACAGCCAGCGCTGTTAATTATCTGCAAGCCACTGGAAGCACTACTGGCAACGAGGTCCGCCTGAGCGCGCAGGGCACCGACACCAACGCCGGCATGTGGGTGACCACCAAGGGCAATGGCGTCATTCGCATGGAGACGGGCGGGGGAGAGCA